CTGCTCAGGCAGAGGCAGAGGCACAAGCAGAAGCAGATGCACAGGCACAAGCAGACGCAGAGGCTGCTCAGGCAGAGGCAGAGGCACAAGCAGAAGCAGATGCACAGGCACAAGCAGATGCTGAGCAAGCAGCAATAGAAGCAGAACAAGCAGCATTAGATCAAGGCACACCAGAAGCAGTAAATAATACCGTAACAGATGCCTTGGCAGATGGCAAACTAGATTCAACAGAGTTAGCAGATATTGCAGATGTTATGGCAGCAGATGGTAAGGTTGATGCAAAAGAAACTAATCAATTAATTAATGCATTAGCAGCAGATGGAAAAATTTCAATAGCAGATCAACAATCTGTGTTAGATGCTCTTGCATCAGATGGTAATGTTTCAAAAGAAGATGTTGCAGCAATTGTTGCATTGGCAAATTCAGACGGCAAATTATCTCAGGCAGAAAAAGAAATTGTTGCTGATGCACTAATTCAATCAGTTGCACCAGGTGAAAATCTTACTAAGGAACAGGTTGCAGATGCTGGAATTAAATTAGCAGACTTGCCACCACAAACACCAGTAGATGTTCGCACATCTGAAAATGGTGATTCCGTTGTAATTACAGCAGAAGTTGCAGTTCAAGTTGAGTTAGTGTCAGACCCAGCAGCCTTTGTAGCAGAATTATTTAATGATCCAGGAGCAGCATTAGCAGCACTTGGAAGTATTGGAGCAGATATGACTCCAGGTGAAAGAGAAGAAGCAACAAAAATGGTTGTGGCTACAGTTGTAGCAACAGGAGCAGCATTGAATGCTGTGGGCGCCGTAGCAGGCGCAGCCACTGGAGGATCTACAGGAGGCTCTCGCTCAGGCGGAAGTAATTCTGGTGGGTCAGGTGGAGGAGGAGCCTCTGGCGACTCTAAAGGAATAAGGAGAAGAAAAAATGATTAACTATATTAAGAAAGTAATTCAAGATATGATAGATCAACTATGGACACTCCTAGGTATGTTTATTGCTTGGGTAGTCCTTGATGGTTCCGCAAAGACGATAGTGGGGTATGCAATTATATGTACATTAATTGCATGGGCAATCACATATCCGATTAGAAATAGAGATGATAAATAATGGCAACTAAAAAAATAATAGTAGAAGCACCAAAGAAAGAAAATTCACAGAAGGCATTGACAAATATACTTATGAGAATTCTTGCGGTATTTGCAGCATCAGGACTATCAGTCCTAGGAGCAGGCGCAGTAGTAGGAATAGATACGGTTCAGGCAGTATTCTTAGCAGGACTACTTGGCGTAGCCAGCGTTATTGAGAGGCTTGCAAGGGCTTTTTTAGACGATGGAAAACTATCTCTTTCAGAGATAAATGAGGCTTTTAAATCAGTAGATAAAAAGGCTAATTAGTCATTAATTGAAAAACCCCTCTGGGTGGTATACTTATAAGGTATCTATCTAGAGGGGCTTTTTCTTGCGCTATCAAATTCAAGACACGCTACAAAAAAATTTATTCAGAAAAAGCATAGTCTTTGGGGCTTTGCCAATTGGAGATCCAGCAGATATTAGTTTATCTGCTATTGAGCATATCAAAACTGCAGATGTTATTTTAGTAGAAAATCATAGACAGTTCTCTAGATTAATTAATGCTATCAATTATCTTGATGTTGAAGAAAGACCCAATATTAATCCAAGGGGTATTATCCTTCAATATAATCTTGAGTCTGATCCATCACATGTTAATGAAATGAAAAAAGTTTTACTTGAGCATGTAAAGAATAGAAAAAAAATATTTGCTGTTTCAGATGAAGGCTCTTCAGTTTTTCTTGAACCAATGTCACAATTCAAGTCAATGCTTGTAGAGATGAACATTCCTTATCAAGTTTTATCTGGCCCCAACTCAGTTATAAGTGCAGTAGTTAATGGAAAGCGAAATGTTCATTCATTTTATTTTGCTGGCAACTTTCAACATTTATCAAATAAAGAAAAAACATTTGAAGAAATTAGATTATTAAATAAACCAACAGTCATCATATTAAAATCTAAAGGTTTAGAAGAGGTAATAAAAGAATTATCAGATAATTTTAGTAATGATTGGGAAGCAGATTTTCAGATGAATCTTAGCATGGACACTGAAGTCCATATTGATGGGGTCTTTGACAAGATACTAGAATTCGTGTATACTAATAGTAGGCTTTGGTCAGAAGAAGACGAAATACAAAAAATAATAATAACACTATATCCGAAAGGTTATCACGCAGAATGACTTGTATTGCTGTAGTAAGACATGAAGAAAAGATCTATATGGCTGGAGATCGTGGCGCCTCTGACGATGGAACTATATTAGCACTTGATGCCCCAAAAGTTTGGAAGATTGGCCCATACTTAATTGGTTATGCTGGTTCGATGGACGGAGAAAGAATTAGATATAACTTTAAACCTTCTACGCCAAACATAAGAGATACCGATAAATTTATGCAGACTAAGTTTATTAAAGAACTTAGAGAATTTTATAATGAGTTTTGGGTGGACACTTCAAAAGAAGGAGACCTTGGATTAATAATTGCAATTCGTGGACAAATATATGAGCATAGTTCTGTAGACATGTCTTTATCTAAATATACATTACCATACCTTGCTATGGGTTCAGGAGCAGAGTATGCTTACGGTGTTCTATATGCAACAGATAAACAAAAAAATGCAAGGAGCAGAGTTCTTCAAGCAGTAAATGCTGCAATAAAATTTAACCCATCATGCATGGGGCCAGTTGACATTGTCAGTGTGTAGGGGTATACTTATAATATGAACTACAGTGACGAAGAAGATTTATCTCCAGAAGAGCAAGAGTTTGGCGTATGGCTTTCAAATGGTATTGATCGGGGCTGGGTAACACCACCTTATTGCAATACACATGATGGCGGTTATGCTTATATGGGTGAAGAAGAAATAGAAGAATGGGAAGAGGGCGGAGACCCTTGTCAGCATGTCATCAGATTGATGATATCTTAAAATGAAAAGGAATAAAATGAAAAAGATCGTAGCATTAGTAGCAGTATTATTTTCAGTTGTAGTACCAGTACAATCACAAGCAGCAGACACTAAGTCTCTTGTAATTATTGATTCTTATTTTCAGTCAAGCGTTGCACAGAATCCAATCACATCTACAGGTGCAGCATGTGCACAATCAAAACCAATTGCAAACGCAAAGGCGTCTGATCCGTATAATCATGGAACAGCAATGTATGCTGTAGCAAAATTGCAAAATCCTTCTATCAGTATTATTCCAATTTGTGCATCAAGTGCACAATCTGATGTATATCCAAGCCAACTTATTTCATCTCTTAATTGGGTAAAGAATAATAAAGATAAAGTAAAGGCTGTTTCAATTTCACTAACATTTAATAAGACTAGTTTAGAATGTACTCCGTTTGGACCAGTCAATACACCAAAGGCTCGTCTTGCAGACGATGTTGTAATTAGATCACTGATTAACGACTTAGAGTCTTATGGTATTCCAGTATTTGCAGCAGCAGGTAATGATACTAACAAGTCTGTCAGTTATCCAGGATGTATTGCTAATACTTTAGCAGTTGCACATGCTGATGAAAAAGGAAATGCTATTTCACGATTTGATGCCAACACAGATTACTTTGCTCGACTATCTTTGGATGGTACCAAGTGGGTATACAATACGACCTTTGGTCCTGTATCACAGACATCATCATCAGCAACAGCAGCAGTAGCATCAATGTGGGTAACGGCTAATACACCAAAAGGAATTGTTAACCCAATTTCTTAATAGTGTATAATGGTCTGTAACTCAGTTGGTAGAGTGCCGAACTGTTAATTCGGATGTCGCAGGATCGAAACCTGCCAGACCAGCAAGGAAGTAAAGATGGAACAACCACTTATGCTTCACGAAGAAGACAAATATGACTTCAACGTGTGGTACACAACATTTGATCCAGTATTCTCTGAGATCAGTAAAAAATCTAGACTGCCTGAAAAATGGACTAGGTATGAGTATGTCCTAAAAGGAAAGTACTCTGATTCAGTAATAAAGCCAATCAATAAATACGTAGAGGCTCTGTATCCAAAACCAGAACTTATATCTATAGTTGACAACACTGTTACCTTAAGACAAGGGAATCACGCAGAATTTTTTTTGTTAATAAAAAAGGGCGGGGAGTTTTTTAATTTAGATCGACCTTGGATGAGACAATACTATAGAACAAAAAACACCTACAATAGACCAGAAGATTGCTTCTTGGGATATTATAAGTTTTACGTTCCTTGGTTTATTGATGAGGACATTGAGGTAAGGTATGCAAGACCTGACGTGGAGTCTCCGTTTTTTATACAGGAGTCCTCTGCTTTTTATAAAAAAACAGACAAAACTGAGGTATACATTGAGCCACACTTTATTGACTTTAGTTTTAAGAATACTGGGAAGCATATGGTTTCTCCAAAGTTTGGCAAGATTAAAAGGCAGCAACCCATGTTTGATATAGTTTTTGAAGCAGATGATATAATGATACAGAGAGTTAGGGACTTCTATGAACAAAATTAAATTTTACCCATTTAGTGAGAAAACTCAAGCGTTTGCTCCTGAGCCAATTCCAGCGTCTAGACTTGTACCAAAATGGTATAGGGATCAACCTGGATCTATTGATGACGCAAAGTTTTTGCCAATGGGAAATGTATCATCTACAGTAAAAAGATGTATGCCTGTATTTGATTATATGACTGCTGGATATTTAATTTTATGTCCTTGTGATATTTATATTGATGCAACAAACCCAGAAAAAATTGAATGGTCCGTGCCAATTACATTAAAGCAATTTGCGGTGGATATGATATCAAAGCATGATGTTCTTCAGTATTCTCATTATCCAATAGATAAAGAACTCTATCATAAAGATCTATTTAGAATTATGCCATTTTATTCTGTTGGAACAGCAGATGGATATAGTTCTATCTTTATGAATCCAGTTCACCAAGATTCCTCTCCATTCTATGCAATGGGCGCATTTGTAGACACTGATAAGTTTATTAGTGATGGTCACCTATCTTTCCTTGTTAGGAAAAATTTTAAGGGTGTAATCAAACAAGGTACACCACTTGTTCAAGTGATCCCAGTTAAGCGTGAAGATTGGGAGATGGAGATTGTTGAAAACAAAGAAGCAAACGCTGTTATAACAAAGCAAAGACTTAATGTAAGAAGTAATTTTGTTAATGCCTATAAACTAAAGTTTAGAAGTAAGAAAGAATTTAAGTGAAAAAACCTTTATCTATAAAGTTTACTCCAGGATTTACAGGGCATGATGGCAGACTAACTGCTCCAGTTCCAGGAGTGAGCACTGTTCCAGAGTGGTATAAAAGTTTAGCAAGGTTTGATAAATCTAATGATGACATAACTCTTGGAGTAAAAAATAATATAGGAACAGATGGCGCAATGGTTGCAACAAAAATGTGCATGCCATTCTTTGACGCCTTAACTGGTGGTTATATGTATGTTCTTGAAGATGATGTCTATGTAGATCAAGATGAAAAAGGAAAGCCCATTATATCCTGGAAGGGCGAAGTTATGATGATAGACAAGAGACCAACTATTGAACTTCCAGTACCAAATAACTGCCACCCTATACATTATGGATGGAGAATGAACTGGTACTATGAAACCCCACCAGGTTACTCTGTTTTAATTACTCATCCAATGAATAGATTTGACTTACCGTTCTACACTATGTCTGGAATTGTTGAATCAGATATATGGGGATTGCCAGTATTCACCGCATTCTTTCTTCAAAAAGATTTTATAGGTTTGATTCCAAAGGGTACTCCTATATTTCAAATTATTCCGTTTAAACGTGAAGATTGGGAGAGCGAAGTCCTTGAGACTGAAGAGGATCTAGACAGGCATGAGTTAGCAGCAGAAAATAGAAGGTCAAGGCTGTATGGCTATTATAAAGAAACTGCATGGATAAGAAAAAAATTTGGAACTAAGAATAGTAAAGACATAGAAATTGATAACGAAAATGAGTAGAAGCATTGACGTTGTTATCTACTCATATAAAGGGAAAAAATTAAAAGAGACAGTAACTAACCTAAAAGAGATGTCCAGTGGAGACAACAAGATAACAGTCTATGTTGCAGATCAACATCCTCTTGACAGGACAGAACTATTTAAGTCTATTGGAGTTACGTACTATACTCACATATTTTGGGATTCTCAAAAATCTCCATGCTCAATTAAAAATCAAGCAATTAGAAACTCAAGGGCAGAATATGTCTTGCAGTTGGGCGACTCCGTAATGCTCACAAAGGATTGGGATAAAAACTTATTAGATTTTATGCAAGATAAGCAGATCCTTATTTCTGGAAACCATTCTGTAAAACTTTCTAATAGCAATCTTTTTTATATAGGAGTAGAAAAAGAAGACTGTGAAGACTTTACATTGACTAACTATATAGATAGAGATTTTATTTTTACTACAAAAGAAATATTTCATCACCATATGAAGTATCCAGACTACCTAAAATACAATGGAGAAGAAGAAACTATGTCGCTTGACATGTTCTCTGCCAACTTTGATATTTATTCTTGTCCTACAAAATTTTTTAGCATATCAGAGTCTCCTACAATTGGAAACATATATACCCCATTCTCCTTAAACCATAACTACAATGAGGTAGTCAACCTATTAAATACAGGAAAAAGCAAGTTCCTATTTCTTGGGGCAAGGAAAAGAAGCCGTGAAGATTTTGAAATATTTCATGGTATTGATCTTAAACTAATAAAAAAGTTGCCATTTGATGGAAATGATGTTGCCTATGACCCAGATAAACTAGATTTTAATAAGGTTGATGCCAGAAGATTTGTAGCAAAAACCAAGTCAATTCACTAATGGTATAATTAATACAGGAGGAATAATGCATAGAATAACAGTAATAGAGAACTTCATCTCACCAGAAGATGCTAAGACATTAATTGACGAGCAACTAAATCCATCAGAAGTAAATGAGTACCCAAAGTATTACGCCAAAAGGTTTGGTGGCACCTCACTGCCGTACAATAAAACGGTACAAGATATCATGATCAAGTATGGTCACAAATCAAATCAGATGCATAAAAAACTCATGGGCTTTAAGAATGACATCTACGTATTTAAGGCGTTCGGATCACACTGGCAAACTGGAACAAAGGGAGACCTACACATTGATGCACAAGGCCCAGAGCCTTGGATTGAGTTTAGCACAATTATGTATTTAAATAATGAGTCAGAGTATGATGGTGGAAAAATTTATTTCCCAAACCAAGAGTTTGAGTATCAACCAAAACAATATTCTGCTGTATTTTTTCCAGGGGCAGGAACAGAGTATATCCATGGAATTACAACTGTAACCAGAGGAGACAGATACACTGGCCTATACATGCATACATCTTTACCAGCACATGCTGATCCAGAATTCCATCCTGGATTTAACAAATGGAAAGCAAAGGATTACCCACTTGTTAAACTATGAGATACTTGATCTTGGAATGGTTTACTATAAAAATATTGTAAACAATCCAGCAGAGTTAATTAATAAAATTGAAGAACTTGATGCTAGGTATCAAGAAGACAAACCAGCACCATTTAAAACTTCTGTAAAGCCTTGGGTCCCATGGACATATGGTGATGGTGCTAATATGCTTACATTCAATATGCAAAAATTTATACCGCAAGTAAAGGACATTTCAAAGTCTGATATCTATCTAGATGAGCAAACTTTTATTTCTAATGAATTATTTGGAGCACTAGATAGAACTCTTGAGCACTACTCAACAGAGTTATATCCATTTGCAGAAAAGAATATTAAGTCTAGAGAAAAAACAATGCATCTTCTTAGATATGATAAAACTGGGCACCTTCCAGCACATCAGGATCAAGGAATAAGCACTAGGGTTTTATCTGTTCTTCTATACCTTAATGATGATTACGAAGGTGGAGAGATAGAATTTAGACATTCGGGATTAAAATTTAAACCTGAAGCAGGTAGCGTACTATTCTTCCCATCAAACTTCTTATATGTTCATGAAGTATATCCCGTGACAAGAGGTCCAAGATATGCACTACCAAACTGGTATCACAATGTTCCGTTGGAACAAAAAAGAGACTCTACTGGAGCAGAATGATAATCCTTGGAGTTAATGAAACATCACATGATGCATCTGTATCCTTAATAAAGGATGGGGAGATTCTTTTTGCAGGACATGCTGAGCGATATAGCAAAAAGAAAAATGATTGGTATGTGAATGATAATTTAATTCAAGATGCTTTGCAGTATGGAAAACCAGATTATGTAGCATACTATGAAAAGCCATTACTAAAAAGATCAAGGCTATTTCTTAGAGGCGGTTCAGGTGACTGGCTTCCAAAATTTGATATAGATAATATTCCAAGAAAATCATTTAAGCATCACTACTCTCACGCTTGTGCAGGGTACTACACCAGTCCTTTTAATGATGCGGTCATAGTTGTTCTTGACGCTATTGGTGAATACAATACCTCAACAATCTGGGTGGGAGAGGGAGACAAGATCAGGCTTAAGTATAAGCAAAACTATCCAGTTAGTTTTGGATTATTCTATTCTGCTTTCACACAACTAATAGGTTTAATGCCAAATCAAGAAGAATATATTATGATGGGCATGGCTGCATATGGAGATTGGAAAAAATATTATAGAAAAGTTGATGATTATTTTCCAAAGTATGATCAACAAAAATATAACTTTCATAAAGGAATTAATGATTGGGGATGGATTGAATCAGAGCAAGATAAGTTTGATATTGCTGCTGCAGTTCAATTCGTTTATCAACAAAGGCTGAATGAATTTATGCATATGGCGTACAATCTAACGGGCAAAGACAACCTTGTTTTTATGGGTGGTTGCGCTTTAAACTCTTCTGCTAACACCCTGCTATGGAATATTTTTGGTGATGTTTGGATTATGCCCAACCCAGGAGATGCTGGAAGTTCTTTGGGCGCTGCAGCAGCGCTATATGGAAAACATATTGAATGGAAAGATCCATACTTAGGTCACGACTTAGGCGGGGAATATCCAGTTGACAAAATAATTGACGGCATACTAAAAGATGGAATCGTAGCAGTAGCATCAGGAAGAGCAGAGTATGGTCCAAGAGCACTAGGAAATAGAAGTATACTTGCAGATCCAAGAGATCCCAATATTAAAGATAAAGTTAACTTAATTAAACAGAGAGAACTCTTTAGGCCATTTGCTCCAGTTGTTATGGAGGAGTTTGCAGACAAGTGGTTTGATATGGACTTTGATTCTCCGTATATGCAGTATACAGTTAAATGTTTACAGCCAGATAAAATACCATCAGTGGTACATAAAGATGGAACATCAAGGGTCCAGACTGTAAATAAAGATCAACACCGTGGATTGTGGAGGACTTTGAATAAGTTTTACTTACAGACTGGGGTGCCAGTTCTTCTTAATACTAGCCTTAATATTAAAGGCCAGCCATTACTCAATGATGAACTAGACATTCAAGCATGGGAAAAAGCATACAACTTTACAATTACACGCTAATCTGGTATAATTAATACATATCCTATAGGAGGAATAAAATGGCTGATAAAGGAACACTAAAGGCAATCATTGAGGTTGCAAAAAAAGAAGTTGGGACTATCGAAGGTCCAAAAGACAATGAAACAAAGTATGGTGCGTGGACAGGTGCAAACTTCCTTCCTTGGTGTCAGTCATTTGTTTCTTGGTGTGCATTCACATCAGGTCTAGATGCAAAGAAGTATCCAAAGAGTGCAGCAACAATTGCAGCATCAGATTGGTTTAAGAAAAATAATCGTTGGGCAGATGCTCGTAACGATGATCCAACTCCAGGAGACTGGATCTATTTTGATTTTCCAGATGATGGAGTAAACAGAATTTCCCATGTTGGTCTTTGCATTAAGAACAACGGCGATGGAACAATCCAAGTTATTGAAGGAAACACTTCAGGAACTGCAAAGGGAGACCAGCGTAATGGCGGAATGTGTGTAGAGAAGACCCGTGGCTATGTAAAAGACAACAAGAAAAAGTTGATTAACGCTGTTGTTGGTTGGGGTCGTCCAGTGTATGCTGGAGAAGAAGATGTACCGCTGTTAAGCAAGGTTAAGTAATGGAATCAACAAAAAGAACTTTACTTAAAACAGCAAGTTGGGAAACCTTTCACCTTGTTGGTGTTGCAGGAGTTATCTACTTGTTTACTGGAGAGTGGGAATATGCAAGCCTTGGTGCATTAATTTATATTGCATGGGAAGCGCTAGGATATTTCATACATGAAAGACTTTGGGCAAAACTTGGAAAGAGGGTAAAATAATGAGAATTAAACTTATCAAAGCGTTTGTATCTATCTTAGGATATAAACTAGAAGATACAAAGATTAATCTTCCTGTCTGGCAATTAAAGAAAAAATAAATGCCAGCGTACGAATATAAATGTACCGCAGGTTGCAACGACATCGTAGTAAAAGTTCGATCAATTAAAGAAGATGATCCAGGATATAACTGTGAGACTTGCAATGTTACTCTAGAACGTGTATACTCTAATATAGGAGCAGTATTCAACGGTAGTGGATTTTATTCCACCGACAACAGAAAGCGGTAGTATAATGTTTACAATGATTAAAGATGATGTTCGGCAAGAATGGCAACTGTCCCCTCATGATCGATGTGATAGATGTAATTCTGAGGCTTTAGTTAAAGTTAATGGTATTGCAGGGGACCTATTTTTTTGTGGGCACCACTACAATAAAGTGATGGACAATGCTGTTGGATATGACAAGATGATGAAGTTTGCAATAAGCATTCTAGATGAGAGAGAGAAATTACGATGATAATTCAATTTTTAGGGCTACCAGGCTCAGGTAAAACAGCAATTGCTGATGCCGTAAGAGATAGAACAAATGCAATACACTTAAACGCAGATCAAATCCGTGCTGGATTAAATAAGGACCTTGGCTTTAGCCCAGAAGATAGAATTGAGCAAGCACGTCGCATGGGAGAATTGGCACGACTCCTTGAAGGTATTCAAGATAAGCCAGTTCTTGTGGATTTTGTTTGTCCTACAGAAGAAACTCGTAAGGCATTTGGTGACGCAGATGTTGTAGTTTGGGTTGACACAATTAAAGAGGGAAGATTTGAAGACACCAACAAACTTTGGGAAGACCCTACACACTACGATCACAGGATTGAAGTAACTGGCGATGAGCATACTGATGCTCTTGCTACACGTGCAATTACCGTAGTACGTAAGTTTGGAATGGTAGATTGGAAAGAAGATACTGTTCTTATGCTTGGTCGTTATCAACCTTGGCATGAGGGTCATAGAGCACTTTACGAGGAAGCAAAAAAGAAAGCCTATCAGGTTGTTCTTGGAGTTCGACATACGCAAGGCATGACGCCAAAAGATCCACTAAGTTTTAGTGATGTAACTAAGTATATTCATGAAGATGTTCCAGAAGCATTTGTTGTTAAGATGCCTAACATTACAAACATTTCCTATGGTCGTGATGTAGGATATAAGATTGAACAGATTGAACTAGATGCATCTATTCAGGCTATCTCTGCAACAGAGAAGCGAAAAGAGATGGGTATTTAATATGGATAGTCTAGTTGTTTCGGATCTATTTAATGATGAAGATGTTGTTGTTTTAAAAAATAGCATCTATACATTTTTAAATAGTTCTGAAGCAATAGACATATCAATTGAGGAAATACGTGAGAACGGAAGACCTCTAGACAAACTACTTAATCAACCATGGTCTGGAAGAGTTCTTTTTGTTGCAGCAGATGTAATACCTCATGAATTAATATCCAAGGTAACTAAATATGTTAATGAAAATCATAACAAAGATCTTGTAGTTGAAGGTGTTGCTTTTACTAGGTACTCAAATAAAACTGGGGAGCCAAGACTTGCCCCTCATTACGATACAGGAGATGCAAAACTAACAGTAGACTATCAACTAGAGTCCAATGTACAGTGGCCACTTGTTATTGAAGATAAGGTATTTACTCTTACAGATAACTCTGCGTTAGTATTTAGACCTTCATATGAAGTTCACTGGAGAGTTCCACAACTGTTTACAGATGATCAATATGTTGATATGATATTTTTCCATTATACATCTGGTGAACCAGAGCCTAACATTGATCATGAGGAAAAAGCAAAGATTGAAAGATCATACCAAGATATCTTTAAAGAAGACTTTAAAAAAGTTCATGGATGGTGCTATTGGCATGGGAGTCGTGATTAATATGTTAGAAAACATTATTGCTATTGTCGTTTCTCTAATAATTGCTGGGTACATGGTTTATTTTATTAACAAGTATGGTGGTGACGTAGATGAACGTAACTAAACAAAGATCAGCGCTAAAAGCAATTACATGGCGTATAATTGGAACAGCAGATACTTTTGTATTGTCATACTTTATAACACATAAAGCAATAACCGCTGCTTCAATTGCAGGCTTTGAAGTGTTAACTAAAACTATACTTTATTATTTTCATGAGCGTGGGTGGAATAAAGTTAAATGGGGGAGAAAAAATGCGTAAATTATTAACAGCAGTAATTATAAGTGTTGCCATGCTTGGGGGAACTGCACAGGCAGCAGGATCAATATCCTATAAAGATGCAACAACAGCCTTAAATACACTTAAGGTAGCAGATGAAGTACGTACAGGATACAAGCGTACACTGTTCAAGCACTGGATTACTATTAGCCGTTCAGGTCAGATAGGATGCGACTCACGCAAATCTGTAATTATAGATGAGGCAATTGTCAAGCCAAAAATTGAAAGTGGATGTAAACTTATTGGCGGAGAATGGCTAAGTATTTATGACAATGTAAAAGTAACTGATGCAGGAGACTTAGACGTAGACCACATGGTTCCACTTGCAGAGGCCTGGGACTCAGGAGCAAGTGCATGGGATGCATTAAAGAGGCAACAATATGCTAATGATATGGTTGATCCACGCCACCTAATTGCAGTAACTGGTGGTTCTAATAGATCTAAGAGTGATCAAGATCCTGCAGAGTGGATGCCAACTAATAAAGCATATGCTTGTGAATATTTAGTTAACTGGGTATCCATTAAAGTAAGATGGAATCTATCTGTAGATAAAATAGAAAAAGACTTTATTACTAAAAACTTAAAGACTTGTAAAACTACAAGGTTTAGTGTAGTATTAGTTAAATGAAGAGTGTTTTATACTTTACAGCAGATTGGTGCAACCCCTGCAAAAAAGTTAAACCAATCGTTGAAGAGTTAAATCGTGAACAGATTATTGCAAAATTTTTTATAATTGATGCAGATATTGAAGATGAAATGGTAAGTGATTTTGATGTAAAATCAGTACCAACATTTGTACTAATTAGAGATAATAAAGAGGTATCCAGAACTACTGGAGCCAAAACAAAAGAAGAACTTCTATCTTTTATTAACGAGGAGTAAAGATGAATCCAAGACAGGAAGCGCTAATTGAGCACCTGCTACTACAGGATGCAATTGAAATTGATAGCATTGATAATCAAAGTGGAGAGATGCTCTATAAGATTAAAGATAAAATGAAAGAAGTTAGCCCTGAAATTTTTCAACAGTTAACAGACCAATATAATCACCACATGTTTCAGTTAATAGATCAGGGCCCAACAAGAATGACCTGGAGACTTCGTTGAGTGAGGACGAACAGATTGAGTCAATCATTGAGGATCTGATTTTATCTGGCGCACTTGAAATTGCGGGGATGGATATAGACACTGGAGAACCTCTATACAACTTTACTAGTAAGATGAAGTCAGTTAATGAAGAACTACATAATGATCTATACACATACTTTACCACAGAGACTATGGCCCTTTGGGAGCATGGTTTTATTGAGATAAACTTCCTAGATGAAGACCCCGTGGTAACATTGACGGATAAGGCTCTAAATGCAAAAGAAATAATGCAATTAGATAAATCTCAGCAGTATACTTTAAAAGAAATAATAAGAATTGTTCTTCAACAAAAATGATATAATTAGTCATATAGGGGGTGTTAAATGGAATATTTTCTTGGCTCTGTGATAACATTTGCCCTTGTATTTTTTACTACAAAAATAATATCATTAAATAGTTTTAGCAATGATAGATTAGTGGTTAGGTATAGTCAGAGCCACATACACTCTATAGTATCGCCTGTATTGCCCCCACAAGAGGTTTTAAAGGCACCCAGGAAGTCCCAGTCAATGGAGTTAGAAGCAAAAACAAACATCAAGGTAATCATCGTTGATGGACAGGCCTACTGGATCAAAGACAACTCATTCTTTGTTGCTGATTTAGAGGGTAGGAATGTTAATGGATCGACTGCACGTATAGTTGACACCATACATATGGATAAGGTACAATTAGATAAGATGCTGTTTATAATGGATAAACTAAGAGACGGGAAAAGTCATGATAGTGGGAGTACAGGGGACAAGTAGTTTTTCAGACTACAACGTTTTTCTTAGAGCCATGGCTGTAGCCATGTCAAACCTTAAACAAGACGATAAGACATTCGATCTCTACAGTGCAGGGCCAGGCAATATCAATGCCATGGTGTCAGAGTTTGTGAACTTGTCTGAAAGAGGAATGAAGGCAAGAGGCAAAAAAATTAAATATCATATGGTTCCACCAAGTGAGATTGATGAAAAGATGTATGTTGCTGGAATTGATTACTTTGTTTTCTTAAGTAATCCCAATGAGCAAAAATCTAAACTGGTATACCAAGCAGAACAAAACCAAATTGAAGTAGGAATTTTCCAATACTAAGGGGTATAAAATGATCGTAACAGAATTAAAAGACATGGAAACAATCGTGGCATCAAACAACTCTTTGTCATGGGATGGCTGGACAGTAGTCAACTCATACAAAACAGACAAGGCACGTACATCACAATATGGGCTGTTCAAGGATGGATCTTGGTATATGGCTCGCAGATTTAGTCCAACAAGGAATGGTTGGGATATACCCTCCAAGTTTGTAGGATAAATTGAATAAGCATTTGTGGAAAGATGAAGCCTTATGTTTGGATTATGACACAAACATATTTTTTGAAAAGTATGAGGACCAACCAGAGTTAAGACTTGCAATTGACAAACTCTGTTCAGAGTGTCCTGTAAAGAAAGAATGTTTTGCTATTGGTATTACTGGTAAAGAGTACGGCGTTTGGGGTGGCATATACCTTGAAGACGGAAAGATATCAAAAGAATTCAATCGCCATAAAACTAAGTTGCAATGGGGAGATACATGGCAGTATCTTACAAACGACTAAGATGTATACAAATGATATGCAGAAGGCTTTTAGATCAATTACCCCACCTAAAAATTTTAGGCTACAAATCATTGATAACGAACACTTTCTTACAGTAAAGGCAAGTGAAAAAGATTTTCTTAATCTTTATCATGATGATAAGATTGAGGCTTTTCAGTATATGTTAAAAGTTAAACAAGCACTTGAAGAAAATGGAGCAATTGTTCTTTTAGTTAGAGACGGTGGAAAGTAAATGTCAAACATACTAAACTTTATAGGTTTCTTTGTTTTTGTAATATTATTTTTTGGTGTTGTTATAGATAATATTAGAATGAGACATAGTCTTAAGAAACTTGAAACTAAAATTAAACAAGAGGTTCTTGATTATACTATTAGAATTGAAAATGAAGTTAAAGAATTAAAAGAAAAGAAAGATCCAGAACCAAAAGAAGATGATGGATTTTTAAAGTTTGTTGCAGACTCTAGAAACTGGGCATACGCCTATATTGAAAATGTACAGGCTGGTATCTGGAATTTCAAGCAAAGAGTCGGTGGCCACGTAGAGTATTTTGATGAATACAGTAGCGTCATGGAGACACCTCTTCACCCTGCTATGAGAGATATAAGCCTTGCGTATAAAGAATTAATCAAGTTCATACCAGATGACTATGGTAAAATTGAGGAATGATAAAGTTTAAGTCACATGAAGATCTGGCATATGATGCATTTTATTCTTGCCAGGTAATTGATTGCAAACTTGAAGCAGAAAAAGTATACGGCACAGAGACAAGAATAGTCGATGTGTGTTCAGAACATTATCTAGAGTTATCAGAAAAGGGTTATCGATGAAAGAAGTTTTTCTATCAATACTAACAGGTTTTGGATGCGGAATCGTGTTTGCTGCATTCAAATTACCAGTACCAGCACCACCAGTTTTTGCGGGAGTCGCAGGAATTATTGGCCTCTGGATTGGTTTTACTACACTAACACAAATTATATCCTAGGAGGAATAATATGAATAACGAACAAATCAAAGCACTACTAGCGTCATACGGAAGATCAGTACTTGGTGCAGGTCTTGCACTTTATATGTCAGGTGTGACAGATCTTAAGACACTTGCATACTCTCTATTGGCTGCGTTAGCGCCCGTAGCAATCCGTGCAATCAATCCTAACGACACAGCGTTTGGACGTCTTCCAGATGCAGCAGTAGTTGATACTGCAGTTAAGAAGGCCACCGTAAAGAAGGCTCCTGCAAAGAAGAAGCCAGCAGCAAAGAAGTAAATTGGCAAAAAGAAAGGGGGCCAATCAAGGCCCCCTTTTTTATTTAATTTTTATTTTCTTAAGATGTATTCTAGTTTAGGCTGATAAGGAAAGTCTAATGTTTCCATTCTTGCATCTCGTTCTTTTTGTGAGATTTCACAAGCAAAGAATACAACAGTATATCTTGTATCTCCACCAGTCTTCTTATGAATCTTGTGTTGATATGAATATCCAGATGGGAAACATAGAAGTTCTCCAGCCTTTGGCTTATATTTTAGCCCAAAGTGAACAAACTCCAACTCTCCGCCTTCGTAGTTATCATTTGGATAATAAACAAACGATGCAGTTCTTGGTGTTCCATATGAGTCGTCAGGATGAACTGAGAAAAATTCATTGTCTTCAAACTTAGTAATTCTAAATGCTTCTCTTGTCAGTGGACCAAGATCCCACATAAATAAATATGAATCAACAACCTCTTCAAAAGCATCAGCCATATCTTCGTTATGGTATACCCAGCAAGTACTTGCCTTCTTACCAATCTCTTCATCATAATAATCTTCACGATCAAACTGATGAGTATCTTCTAATTTCTTCATAAACTCCATTGACTCAGGCCAGATGTTTCCATACACATGAATTCCTGGTGCAAGTTCCTTAAACGTAAACTCATTGCCACGTCTACTTACAGACTTACCAGCAAGTTTATTTGCTAACTTATCTTTATCCATTTGATCCCCCTTATAAGGTTAAACTGTAAACAATTATATCATATCTCTAGTATATGAATTTTTGTGGATTTTTCTTTAGTTTTTTGTTTATTTTCCTAAAGCGGTACCAAAATAGTATCTTCTTAATCATCAAATAAACCTCTTTCCAGTATCTGCTGCATAAACGAGTCTGCCCACCATTCATGATATAAGACTCCAGAATGATTATCTCTTCTTCTTAGATCTTTGTCTTTAAATTTTCCATCAGGTCTTTTTTGTTTTGCGTAATCCTCAAAATCTGGTTTATCTAATGGGAAATAACTAGGCATATGGTTATGAAATTTAAGATTCCAAGTTTCTTCGTAGTTCCAACTAGAGCATATTAATTTAATGTTGCTTGCATTACAAAATGCTTCAAATAGTTTCCACGCAAGACTAAAGTGAACAAAAGCATCTCTGTATTGATCCAGAGTGGTTACCTGATCAACCATCTCTTCTGGTAAATGTTTTTTATTTGAAGTAAAGGGAAGTCTTTGCTGATAGTTCCAAGTTTGACGCTCATCACTCCAAACATAATCTCTTGCTACGTTTGGCAATAACACAAAGAAATGAGTTGGCTTGCCATATTTTTTAATATATACTAGAAAGGACGATATAACTTTGTGCCAACCTTGTCCAGATTTTCCAAGGTTATAGTAACCACCAACATCAAACTTTTCTTTTAGTTTTGTATGTACAATTTTTGCCCAAGCAGTTTCAAGCGGTGATCCAACACCTTCTGTTTCAGAACATCCTGCAAATACAATATGATATTTTTCAGGGTGTTCAGTGGTAAACTCATCACACCTAAACCAATCACTATTGTAATCATATGTAACTTCTCCATCATCCAACGTGCCAAAAGCCTGTTGTGATTCTGCTGGATTAACTGTAAAGTGTTTTGTTTTAGAGTATTCTTCGCTTTGTGCCCAAGTTATATCAAACTCATCCCAAAACAAGTCCCAAGTCGCTGTGCTATCCCTAATTTTTTCAGGTATAAAATTAAAATGGTCAAAATCTTTCATTGTGCTCATGCAATCCTCCTAATGTATATATCATAAAATCCTAAATTGTGTAAAGCAATAGCATCAACAACCCAGTTTTTATTATACTGTAAAAATTCATTTACAGTTTGAAATGTTCCATACGGTTCTTCTTCAATTATCCCATCATAAATAAGGTAATCATTCATTCCAATGACTCCGCCAACAGGTATCATCTTTGATGCATTTCTAATAGCATCTCTTGTTGTAAACCTATAATTAGTTATGTCTATATAAATAAGGTCATACTCTTTTTTAGCATCTATTAATTTAGGGAGCACTTCTTTTGAATCACCCTTGTAGGTTGCCACATTTGGATAGTCTGCAAACTTGTTAATTATATATTCTTGATGTTTATCTGGGGTATACAGTAGTTCATGTTTCATTCCAGAACATTGGCATGCGCCAAATTTTCTCCATGACCAACATCTTAGGTCTTGATTAAACCAATCAACAAGATCTGCAGATACTGCATTAGTTGCATCAAGAAACATTTTAACAGAGTAGCCCCAGGCAACGCCAACCTCTAAATATCTAATACCCTGCTTAAAATTCTTTGCATACTCTTCCCTAGAGGTAAAAAGTTTTGCACCATTTAGTTGTTCTTGACTTATTTTTTCAGAATCTTCTATTTCATCAGAAGAAAATAATTTAAACTCATCTTGGCCTAAAGGATGAATTGGTTTTCTAGGCATGTTCTGGCTTTGCAATAAAATCTTTAAACTTTGACCATTGGGAAAGTGTATATCTTGTACCACTTGTTACTGGCGCAACACCATGAACGTAGTGTAAATTCCCTGGGAAAAAGATTATCATACCTTTTTTAGGTCTAACTCCAAAATCATGTTCTGGAAAATACAACTCTCCACCCTCATATTCATCATTTAAGTAGGCAAGGATTGACAAGTGACCACTCCAAAGATAGGGGAATCTCTCACGCTGTGACTCATATGTATCACCTTCGTAGTCGGGATCAGTAATATCTAGAATGTCTGTATGAGGATCAATGTATGTTCCAGTTGGATGAACTACATACAAAAACCTTTGATCTCTTAACAATGGTAGACCATAAAGTTCTTCACCAAGAGCAACCATCTTTTTCCCAAACTCTTCTGCAAATAATCTTTCTTCTTTTGTCTCACCTTTATATCCCTCAGCATTATGAATTGGATAGGAGTGTGTTGCTGAGTGATTGACGGCAGTCTTTGAAATAATCTCCATCGCCCTTTGGCAATCTTCATCAGATATCCAATTTTCAATCACTTTAATATTGTTAGTATCAATACCTATAATTAAAGAAATATTATCTATCTTTTTTAATTCTGGTCTTGGTTTATACCAGGAAGGGGTCAAAGGATGCATGTAATAATTATAGCATATGGTATTATATATAGTATGAAGCATAATGCTAAAAAAGTGGGGGATGTATGGAGACTAGACCCACCAGAAGAAATAAAACAACATTTATGTCAGTGCAATAAGATAGGTATGCCTGCAGTATCCCCATATAACATACTAGAAATTAGTGAAGAGCAAGTATCAAAAGCAAAAATTTTACCAAATCGTCACTCAATAATAGATATACTTGCTGGAATGAATAAAGATTTACGTATTATGGAAGTTGGCACTGCTGCTGGAGACTACGCCCAGGATCTTGTTGATGGTCTTAAACTTAGTAAGTTAGTATTAATAGATACTTTTGATAATCCAGATATGATGCCAAACTCAGAAAATAGATATGACGCCAATAAAAATTACTCTTTTGTTTGTGAAAGATTTAAAAATAATCCAGAAGTTGAAGTTAGAAAAGGAAAATCTGAAATACTGTTACCAGAATATATACCATCAAACATTGTTGATAAATTTGACTTTATATATTTAGACTCTGATCACTCTTTTCATAATGTATACAATGAACTACTATATGCTTCTCAAATAGTAAAACCTTATGGAATTATTGGAATTGATGATTTTTCAACTGCCCCAGATGATCCACTTAATCCTTATGAAGTCATGCAAGCAGTTACCGCATTCTTAGAAGTCAACAAAGAGTGGAAAGTTAGATTCTTTTCGTTTGGAACAGAGAGTCTACAAAATATTTATATATCTAGAATTTTTGATTCTGAAATTAATGCCTAGAGTGTGAGCCATCACACCAGGGACCTCTTGCTGATTGACCACAGACACAGTTTTTCTTTTCTTTGACGTTAGCAGCAGGGAAAACCTTAATTGTATTATCTCTCATCTCAAGTTCGTATGAATCTTCAAGTATCTTCAAAACTTTTGCTGGCTGTAAATCATATTCTTCAATGCCAATTACCTGTACGTAGTTATTAACTTTAATCATTTATCTCCATTGGTAGTAAATGAGCAGTTTATAGACGACTGCTCAGGTCTATCAGCCACGGGTTTCATCCTGCTGACTGTCTTTTCATCGACCATCCGTTTAGAAAATCCTTGCGGACCAACCGATCACGGAATAAATCAATTATACTACAAAATAGTTATTGATTTTGGTAGTTTATCTTCTGGAATCTGCTTTTCAAGTTTAATATCTAGGATACCGTCCTTGAACTCAGCCCCCACAACTTCTACAAACTCAGGAAGAGTAAAGATATCTGTGAACTTGCGAGCAGCAATTCCCTTGTGTAGATACTCCGCACCCTCTGGCAATTCAGCATCCTGCTTCTCGCCCTTAATTGTAAGTTTGCGATTATCTAGCGATACTGAAACATCATCCTTAGAGAACCCAGCCAAAGCAAATGAAAGAATATACTCTTTATCATTTAATTTGATTTGATTGTAAGGTGGATAGTTTGTTGTTGTTGTTACCTTCTGAAGATTTGAGAAGGTATTGAAAAAAGGATCATTAAATAGATCCAGCGCTGTTTTTACCATATTATTCCCCTTTCAAGCGAATAAGTTAATTTGCCCCCCGTTTGGGCAGACTTATTAATTATACCATATTGTGGTACAATTGATAAATGAAACATTTAGATGGCAATATTTTTATTAAAGAGGACGGTGGTTCATCCTCATCTTCAACATCTAATGCTGTTGGATCTACTATAGGATCTCCAACACCATATCAAGGCTCAGGAGTAGGAATCAAGAAACCACAAGGTATGAAGCCAGCAAAGAAAAAGAAAAAGAAATATCGTGCCAATAAGTCTATAGACTCATCAGCATTCTTAAAAGATATGGTTGCCGAGGGTGATTTTGTTATTACTGTATGTGATGATGAAATTTATGTTGGAATTGTCCAATATGTTATGACAGAAGGTATCTTTGGAATTGCAACATCTGATTACTCAATAGAGGCTTCAACAGAAAATCCAGTAATCCTAATTCGTATTTTAGAACTTGATGAAGAGGATGGTTTATGGGAAGAGTCAGAGTATTTAATTGGATCAGAATCAAAGATGGTTACTAAAATAGAGCCACTTGCATTAGAAGTAGAAGTTAGTTCAGAAGTTGCTATGGCAATGTACGACTCATCAATTGGTAAAGCATACGAAGGCTGTGGCTGTCCAATGTGTAAAGAATTAAATGTAACATGTGAAGAATGTCCTCAATGTCAATCTGAAGAAATGAAATCTGATTGCTGTGGTAATGTAAATAAACAAGCACCTTGCTGGGATGGATACGTACAGCGTGGCATGAAGCCAGGAGCAGACGGTAAGCCAGTTCCAAATTGTGTTCCTGCAGCAAAAGCAGATGATCTTTTTGAAGACGATGACACAGTAGAATATGATACAGACTCAGTATCAAAGGCTGATGGATACTCACCACCATCAGGAGCAAGATCTGCTGCTCGCAAAGCAATTAAATTTAAAGAAGATGGCAAGGCTAATGGTGCTGGAACATCTGTAGGATGGACACGTGCAGGTCAGTTAGCAAGAGGAGAGTCGCTATCTCTTAGTACTGTTAAAAGAATGTATTCATACTTCTCACGTCATGAAGTAGATAAGCAAGGTAAAGACTGGGGCAACTCAGCAAATCCATCTAACGGATATATAATGTGGTTGGCCTGGGGTGGAGATGCGGGATTCTCTTGGTCTAAAGGTATTGTTAATAGAGAAAAAGATAAAGCACTTTTTGCAGATTCGCCATTTCGTGTGGTAAAATAATAAGGTGGAAAACTTAATATCACTACTAAAAGTGCTGCTTGCAGATAATATCACTCTCAAGTTAAAAGCACACGGATATCACTGGAATGTAGAAGGAGATGACTTTGTTCAATATCATGAACTTTTTGAAAATATCTACACTGACTACGATGGTGCAACAGATACATATGCAGAGTGGCTTCGCAAACTAGATACTTATGCTCCATTTAAACTTTCACGTTTTATTGAATTAAATGAAGTTGGAGAACCAGATGTAACTTCTGATCCCATGATGATGGCAGCAGACCTACTCATGGCCAACGATATGGTTCTTGCTAAGTTAGTAGATGCTTGCGATATGGCTACAGCAAATAAACAGCATGCTCTTGCAAATTTCTTTGCAGAGCGTATGGACATGCATCAAAGATGGCACTGGATGTTGACTGTATCTATTAAAAGTGTTGGAACAGACTAATGCCAAAAAGAAAATCAACAGCCTTCAATCCCACACAAATCAAAGATGGAAAAATTGTTCGTCTAAGAAAAGACGGAACTATTAAAGCAATCCTTGATGACTACAACCCTAAGCACAAGAAGAAAAATGAAAATACTAATTAATGCATACCCCCATGCTGGCGTAGAACAATTTTATTCTTTACTTGCTTCAACAATTAGAGAAGATAGAACTGAAAACATGAATGAACTTGCAGAAGGCAGTGAGTGGATCATATGGAAGAAAGAGCCAGTTATCTTATTAGGTAATTATGGAGAAGATGTAACTTTGTGTACTGTCATTATGGAGCCAGCAGAAAATATTGCAATCAATGTTTGTGGTTGGTTTACTGGCAAAACTGGTCAAATTATTTATGGCAGTGAAGTAATAGAAAAAGAAAATATTAAAGAAGAACTAGAACTTTCTGAAAAAGATATTAAGTTTATTAATCATCAGATGATGGTTTATAAATCATATATGAAGTGTGCTCTTCTTAATAAAAACATAAAAGTTTTTTCTACTGATCAAATGAAAAATGATCCAATTGAAACCATAAATAAAATACTAGATGTTTCTGGAAGTAAACATAAAAGAGATTTTAATAATGCAGTTGTTGAGCGTGGTTATGTTGATGACCCAATAAACCAAGATCACTACGACATGGTTGTATCCTATATTCATTCAACTGATGAGTATAAAGAAATCTTTGCCCTATATACTTCTTTGCTTGAAAAAGTTTAAACATGCATGGTTTTAATGATGCTTTTCAGGATCATGAAAAATTTTTTTTTATTTTACAGCAGTATTATGAAAGCATAACTGATAGGTTTTCTACAACAATCTTAAATATCAATAAAGAATTAATCAATCCATACTCATATAGCAAAGAAGAAATGCCAAAGATAAAATTTTCTAATTTTGTTTTAGAAGGTTTAGAAGAAATACTTGGCAAAATTGAAGACTCGACTAAACTAAAGATACATCCTAATCAAATAAAAAAAATGCTGTTAGTTAAGACAGATTACTTAAATGATTTTACTATTGATTTTGATCAATATATTATTTATCTTCCTCAAACAAATCAGGTATTCTATACATCAAATAAAAATTTAGATAGGTCAGTGTTTCTATCACACGCATATGTTCTTCTTATAGAAGTACCCCTGGCAGGAATCGAACCTGCGACGCTTGGCTTAGAAGTCCAACGTTCTTTCCACTGAACTACAGAGGTCTGGAGCGAGTGACCAGAATCGAACTGGCACAACCAACTTGGAAGGATGGTGCACTACCATTATGCAACACTCGCCTAGTACAACAGGTAGGACTCGAACCTACGATAACCGAATTATGAGTTCGGGGCCTTAACCAACTTGGCTACTGTTGCTCGTCTTGCTTTAATCTTCTTGCAAAATTAATTAAATCATCTACTGCTTCTTGTGCAGTTTCAGTTGTCACACTTGTCATAATATTTCTATTGCCATCTAGAACTCCATAAGCAATCCACCTCATATTTACAATATTCTGCTTTGCTTTAATTTCTGTTACATCTGGATCAGCCATTTGAATTCCCAATTGTTTTTTGATGCTTATAAAAATCAAAACCACTAACAGTTTTTCCTAAAGCATAAAGACCAGTAAAGCCCCCTTGAATTTCTTTTGAGAGAGGATCTCCAGCATCATCTATTAATCCTTTTATTTCCAAACTTGTGCTCAATGCTTCTTCAAATGTTTTTCTCAATGTCTCATTTTCAAAAATATCGTAAGCACTTTTTAATTCAAAGGAATCTGCAAAAAATCGAGGGATAGGAATTAATCCAATAAGTGGATCACCCTTCTTAATATGTATATCTATATTAGGAACAGTAATCTTAAGATTAAATACCCAATCTCTAACAGCATTATCAGTTTCAATCATTGCGGATACTGGAACTGTTGCTGGAATAAAGTTATTTGGCACCTGTGTAACAAAAAGATTTACCCCAGGAGGTGTTCTAAGAAAGAAATCATGCTTAATAGAAATCATTCCAGAGTAGAATGGGGCAATCATTTGCTTGGCGTTGCCATAGACATGATCCTCCCCATGTCCATAGAATCCCTCAACAACCTTATCATCACACGTTATAGACACGCTAGAAGGCTCATGACCACCATCCCAGCGCATTGTAAAGTCCGAAAGGCTAACAATGGAAAACCCTGTTTGATTTGCAATGCTCATTGGCAAGCAGGCTGTTGCAGTTTTTGGAAAGCCATCTCTAGATTTAGAGCCACGCATATCACGAATTACGTTATAGGTTTTATCTGATTGATATCCCATAATTGCAATTGTATTATCAGGAACATTATGTATTCCATCATTGATATAGTTAGCCATTAGTAAGAGTCTTCATCCCCTTTAATAATTTCAATTGCAGATTTAATAATCTCATTAGCAACAATAACTTTAGATGGATCAGGAGCATACTTAACTAATAGCCCACTTACCTCTGTTGCAATTTCTTTTCGTAGTAAGGTTTCAAACATGTCAAACAACTGCAGAGATGCTTCATCTGGTGCATTGGCAACCTCTAAAGCCCAATATGCAGCAAATTTTGCTTTATTCATTTCTGTTGTCACTTGTGCTCCTTCATATGTCTAGCCAAACTATCGTGTCCAAAAACCCCCCAACGAAGATCCCATTCCTTTTTACAGGTAGGGCAAATAATCATTCTTGACATTAGTATTCAATTCCAATCCAGAACCATAGGAAATCAATATTGGCATTGTACTTATCAATTCTAAACCCAAGGCCAAAACCTTTTAGGTTAAAACCAATATGTACCCAAAAACGTTTAATACGAATTTCTTTATTCATCACCCTGATCAACTCCGTATGTCATTTGAATGTAACAAACAATCCACCCAGTAAAAAATGCTGGGATTAACCATAAAGCATGTAGCATAACTATCCTCCTTGTCCGTATATAATAAGTATACTCCTACAACAAAGGTTTGTCAATGTAGCCCCAACGGGAATCGAACCCGTCTTTACGCCGTGAAAGGGCGTTGTCCTAACCGATAGACGATAGGGCCTTATTTATTTTCTAAATAATCCTTAAAGACATCCATTAATTCTGCTGTGTATTTATCATAGTCTATTTCAATAATCATGTTCTCTGAATCTAATTGGTGAAACTTAATCTCTTTGCCAAGTTCAAATAGAACAGCCTTGATATTTTTTTCTAGGCTCATAGATGTATCTTATTGACTGGTTCTTTAGACCAGTGTATATATGATTTAATGTATGTTGCTGCATATGCAAGGGAAGCAAATATAAAGCCATATTGGCGGGTAGTTATAGCATAAACCATCCACAAACATTCATTGAATAATAATACAAACCATCCCCAGATAGTCTTGCGACCAACGAAATATATACCTGTCACACCTATAATAGCAAGAACCCATGACCACATTATATGCACCTGTTAATTAAACTATTGTATATTTCCATATGTTCACTTAAATCTAGACTACGTGTGTACTCTAATGCTTCAGCGTAGTCTGGATTATTTTTTTCAGTCACAGTAAAACCAGTTTTATGATTTTTTTCATATTGATCCAATAAAGAATCAAAGTCAATGTCTTTATAATTTTTAGTTTGTTCAATTTTCACTAAAGATAATATCTTTTTAATAAAAGATTCTCCATCATCCTCTAACTCTTTAAAATTTAAAAAAATACTATTAGCCATGTTGGCTTTTTTATGAAAATTAATCCAGGCTCTTGATGAGGCATCAACATTGTTTTTAATTGAAGCACCTGGGTTAAACTTTGATGACATTAGAGATAAAGAAGTTATGCAATCTACTGGATTTCTAACAATCGTAATAATATTATTATATTCTTCATAGTTGATATTATCAATTGATTGACTAGAGTCGATCCATATCTCAGCAACTTGATGTATGGCATTTAGTACAAAGTTTCTTCCAGTTCTTTGGAATGTATGAAGTACGACTCTATGCATTATGGAGACCATACGTGTTCATAATGGACTCCCTCAAAGCAATTTGTTTACGTTCAAACTTAGATAAAACAACCTTATCTTTAAGGCGTTTTTTGTTTTTCATACTTCTACGCATTTTTGATTGAGAGACTTTAATATTTGATTTTTTCATATATCAATCATACCACATCTGGGAGTATAATATAATTATGGAAAGAACTATCCTATATCTCATATATAGCCCAGCACTCAGGGCTTTTAAGATAGGCATTGCAAATATATCCAATGAAAGATATGCAACTCATAGACGTAAAGGTTGGATACTTATGTACTATTGGATATTGCCAACAAGAAGGGTGGCAAAAATGATTGAGGGTAAAGTTCTAAGAACCTTGAGATCTAAGATGCCAGAACAATATTTAAACAAAGAAGATGTACCCCAGAACGGATATACAGAGTGTTTTGATTCAAAACTTATATCATCAAGGGTTGTTAAAAAAATAATAGAAAGACAGATAGAAGAAACTATTAGAGATCTATCGGAGTAGGGGCTGTAATCATAGATTTACACTCAAAGCATTGAGCATCATTAAGCAGGTATCTAACAATCTCATAATTCTCATCAAACTCTGCAGTAATTCTTAATAGTTTTGAGCCACATAATGGACAGGCTGCTGCAGGAATTCCTCTTACATCTATCATGATAGGCCATACTGCTTTATATGTTTCTTACAGACTCCAGATACAAAAAAGCCATCTTCCTTGTTTCCCACAAGGTCGTTGTACTCTGCTGGCTGATTGCAGTAGTGACATTTTTCAGTGGATCTAGATTCAATCATATTCTCATTATAACACAGTTATCCACAGGTATATTGTTACTCTTGACTAGATAACTCTTTCATCAATTGAAAAATCTTAGTTAAATCTGTTTGATCCGTATGAACAATAAAGTCGTAGATCTTAAATTTATCTGATATTACCCTAATTTGATCTAACACTTCTTGATATGTACCCTTGATAGAATGATGGGTTTTCTTTTGATAAAAGTATTCGTTATACTTTACTTCATCTTCTGGACCATCTAATATCAAAGGGTCTATACTGAGCATGGGTTTGGTGTTTACTAACCTAGACATAGACTCTTCAGTTAGCATAGAGTGGTTTATGATTAGATAGTCTGTATGGTTATTTGCTATTTCAATCGTCTTATCTGATCCCCCAACAACGTATGAAACATAGTCTACACTCCATGGCCCATTACTCATTATTTTATTAAATTTCTCAATCCACAAACCTGTAAGTGCAACTCTTTTTTCGTGACTATCTATGTGGGATATATCTCCTGGATAGTCCGACATTATTAACTTTGCCCTATCTTCATCATAGTTGCCAGCAACCAAATTAAGATCAAGCCTGTGCCCATTGAATTGAATCATAGTTCTGAATGTTTTTGCAACATATTCTGGGCTTGCAGCGTAGGCTGGAATAGCCATTAAAAATCTAAGTTTATTTGTATTGTTAAGCATACCTGGAACATGCAGAAGATAGTCTAATCCTTCAGGTCCGTAAGGTAACAAAACGGATATAACGCCTTGTTCGTCCAAAAATTTAGCCATCTCAATCAGGTCGTACTTATTATTTTCCCAACCATTACGGTGCATCCAATGAAATTTTATAGCCATATGTTTTATTATACAGCATTAAAGTTCGGCGCAAAATAGGAGTTATAAACCTTCCTATGCTACTCCGTAGCAATATTGGTTAGATTACCTACCTATAGCCATTAAAATCACGTAGAGCAGAATTGGCCTTAATCTCTGCATCTTCTTCTGTATGGCAATACCCAAAAGATAAAACCTTTGACCCATTGTATAGAGTCCATTGCCAAGGAATTGGGGGAAGGAAGAACTTCTTCTTTGCATTCTTGGCTATCTTAGGAGGAGTATATTCCTCAATCACTATTTTCAGAGACATCCTGTGGCACCCATACTTTCTTTCCATCTTTCCACACAGGCCAGTAGCCTAGGGAACGCCAATCCATCTTCGTAATCTTTGGTTCAGTAGCCACCTGTACACTCATTTCTTGTATGGAATAATCTAATCTTTGTTAATATTTTGCGGGATGGACCAGAAAGATCTTCCTTACAGGTAGAACAACTATAAGACCATTCACCAGTAAACCAGTCATGGACATAGCCTTTGGCATTGGCATATTTGTTGGCTACAAAGGTTTGAAAGGGATCAGGTATCTGAAGGTCTTTTAGCATTGACACACCATATCTTTCCATCACTCATGGTTTGATGAGCATTCCAAAACCAGTCAGACTCTTTAGATAAATTACATATTGGACAGTTCATATATCAAGTATAGTCGGTTTTGCGGGGGAAGTCAAGAAAGGACCCATTACCCCTAGTAGTAATACACTACTCTTCAAAGGAGGTTTGAGTCTCCCACATCTTCTCTAGGCATTTAGGACAGGCTCTTGTAGGGCTTGGAGTGTCATATGGGACATCAAAGGAAGCACCACAGTCATAGCATAGGACAATAGGCATTACTTACACGTCAAACAATAAAATGGATTTCGTAAGTTACTTATATGAGTATATATGGTTTGAGAACATTTTGAACAAGTGGCATGTGCCATCTCAGGATCGTTGTATGTTGTTTGAAGGGTAAGCCGTTTTGTGTAAAATACCTTTGTGGCATACCATGTGATTAATATTATAATTATTTCCATAAGTCTATTCTACCACATCAGGGTTTGTCATGTCATCATCCATAGCCCCACATACGGTACAGGTTACTTGACCATCAAGGTCTAATTCATAGTTACATCCATATTTTGTACATGTCATGATTTATACATCACATCATAATATTGGTTTGACATAGCAAAGGCTTTCTTCCTGGTTGGCCATTCTTCTGATGAGTATTGTTGTATGACAGCATCGTAATATCTCCATTGGCCAGTAGCAGGATTGATCTCAACTTTTACTTTCATAGTATTCATATCAGAGACTTAGTCCGACATACCACTTAAAGAACTGCAAACCGATTTCCCAGTCATTTTTTATAGGATGTCCCCAGTTATGGATGTATACGCCAATAGCATAGTTGCCCGACATTGTCCCATGGTTTAGTTTCATATATAAATCATAGCACAGATATGGGGAAATGTCCAGTGTATCGTAATCTTTATATACCCTGGTTTTATAGGTTATCCACAGGTTTGAATGCTTAGAAATGTTACTTATCCACAGGTTTATCCACAGATAGATCTTACTGATTATATTATTAGACAGAGTAGAAGTGGAGCATTGTGGAGAGTAGTGGAGGATAGAGCGGGTTTAAAGGGGCCGTCGTAATCTTTGGCGCAAAACCTTCACATCCCCAAACCTTCAAACCTTAATAGCCCGCATTTTAGCATATCAAACCCTATTTGTCAAACCTTCATATGCATGGTTTGGGCATTATATCGGATAAACAATGGTTTGTCAAGCCCATTTCATGCAGAAAAAAATCCCCAAAATCAGGGAAAATTATTCGAATTTCGTAATAAAAATATATAAAGGTTTGATAAATATTTAAAAACCAGGAGAAAAGGTTTGATAATTTATAAGGGTGTTTATTGCTATAGTATTACTAGAAGCCTGGTCTGAATCCCCCGCCATTTTCTGACTGGGCTTCTAAGTAGATCTCTCCAAGGGCTGCGCCCACGGCTTCGCCGTCACTAATAGGATTATCAATCACGGAATGGGCGGGGGTAAAAGAAAAGAACCTACCTAACCCAATAGTCTTAGTAACAGATACAAAACCATTCCACATAGAATCACTAAATGCTTGGTATCCTTTAGGATCTTTTTGCATATAATCTGCAAAGTGATGTCTTGGACTCATAGATAAAGTATAACATGGTTTTAGATATAAAGGTTTGGCATGATTGGGGAAAAGAATTTGTTCTTCGTAATCTTAATTTGACAATATGAAGGTTTGATGATATGCCATGATTGGGGAAAAGAAATCTCTCTTCGTAATCTTATTCTGTGGATATAAAGGTTTGAGGTTTGACAAAGAATCCTCGGCCAGCCCCAACCTATAGTTCAGGTTTAGGTTGTTCCTTCTTGTCTGTGGATAACTGCATAACTGCATCTAGATTGATATCAATCAAACCATCAACCTCATCCTCAGTTACATCAATCATTGCTAAGAACATATCACATGACTCCATGATGTACTGCTCACCTAATGGCGAAAGTTCTGTGATCAAACCCTCAGCCAAGTAATATGAGATTGGCAACCCAATATCGTTGTATCCAAAAAAGTCTGAGAAGTTTTTGTCATCTCTATAGTTCATCCATAGTTCAGCCATTATTCCTGACTTATCCGCTAAATTTAACGCCATGGTGGTTTACCTCCTGTTTTCATCTCTTCCATAAGTTTATCATACTCTTCCATTGCTGACAAGGAAAGGACATCTAATCTGTGAAATACAATCGTGGGCATATTCCTAACTAAATAATAACCAACTCGTTCTAGGTCAATAGAAAAATCCTCAGTTAGAAGTTTTGCCAATGCTTCTGCTTTTCGTGTTTCTTTATTGCTTTGTGTTTTTCTGACACTAAATGTCATGGGCAAACTCCTCTCTATTCATTATACCAAAAAGTAAGGGGGAGCGCAAGCCTCAGAACCTACGCTCCACCCTATATCCCAAAAGGGGACCCATTCCCTATTGGTGCCCAGCCAAAACCTCATCAAGGTGATAAGAAATAAATTTATCAATAGGCCTAGTAAGGTCCCCAACAGTAACAGTATTGTTAGTGAGGTTGACTTCTTTGTACTCATAGGATTCCTCATGGTTGACTTCTCCTACGTATAGGCCATAACCTGTTTCACTGTCATGGTCGTCCTGCAGCGCATTGATAAGAATGCGAACAAAGTAGGATGTGTCACCCATACGTGGCATTGCCTTCTTTAGGGCTAGCGCCAGGTCCATGACTCCGCTGTCCCCACCCCAGTGTGAGTATAGATTAATATTCTGATTTGGGTCTTCAGTAGTTACGATAGTAAAGTTAGTACGTGCTCCCATGGTTATACCTCTTCCTCTTCTTCTTCTTCAACGGATTCTATCTCTAAAGGATACCAGTCATAGGCATATGTTTCAATGTCCCCTTCGATTTCTAATTGTCTTACTTGATCTTCAGCAGCCAATTCATCCTCTGCTTCAATCTCAAATTCATAGTAAGTCTCTCGTGTTGCAGTTACAGTATACTTAGGCATTGTCAACTTCCTTTCCACAGTCAGGGCAGACTGTTGGTATTGTTAAGGATTTGTGTCCACACGATTGGCAGGTGTAGACTTTTATAACATCATCATCTTTCCAACTATCACTTAGTTCAGGCATTTTTGGTTTCCAGTCCTACTAGGGTCATTTCTTTAAGTGTAGCACAATTGGGGCATTTTTCCAAATCGTGCTCATCGAAGGCATCTCTGATAGTATTATCAGGGTCTTCGAATTCTGCTTGGCAGTTCTCACAGTAGAACCAGTTATGGCTTACTCTGATTTGCATCGTGGTATCAGGGGGACAAGGAACCGCAGTAATAAAATAACCAATGCGATTAACAAAGTGCCAGCCATTCCATATATAGGAACCACCGTCGTCTCCGTCTCCATACATCCAGATATAGGCAGGGTCCTGCTGCTTTACAAACTCCACCTCATCACCATATGTCTCAAACATTTCTCCGTCAAAGGAGGCATTTGTATCTATATGATTCTTGATTGGCTTGTAGGTTTCACACCACTCATCAAAGTCTATCTCAACAAACTTATCCACCAAGAATCTCCCTACGGTTCTTAACATCTTCCTTGGCAAAGGCAATGGCATAAGTTAAAGCATATACCTCAGCAAGAGCGTCTATGTACCCAGTGGCCTCTGTACGAGCCATAGAATCCATAGCCTCACCTGATTCATCCTCAACCTCAATACAGCGGTCAAGTATTTGTTCTGCTTCAAGCATGAGTGTCTTTAGGTGTCCGTGCAGAATGTCTGCTCCGTCCATACCCATTTCTACTTGTTTCATTAAGTATGGGTCAAGGTCAGTTGGATTCATTGAGTACCTCCAAGTAGTGCTTAGACACATGGATAGCGCCTTCTAGGTAAGGAACAATGCTATCAGCACCGTCCTCGTTTTCCAAATCCTGTTCAAGGGATATGGCATTTAGTCTGATATATTCTCTGAATGTATTTAGGTCCATATATTAATTATAGGGGTTGGTGTTGATTTTGACAAGTCGTTGAGGTGTGATGTTCGTCACAGGCTCTTCATGGCGGGAAACATCAATCCAGCCAATGTTAATTAAATTAGGGGATCCACAAGAGCACCACCCTCTCCAGTCCTTAATATCAACTAGAGTAGTGATCTCCATAAGGGCATCACAATCATTGCAAAGATAATCATACTTAATCCAGTTATCCATTATTCCTCTATGTATTCTATTGAGATGTTACCTAAGACCTCATCATATTTAACCATAGTGTCTATGTCCTCAGCAAAGCGAGCCATTAGATAATCTATCTTATCATCATTGCTCATATCAGGGGGACCATAGAGTTCGAACCCTATATCATTAGACATAGCATCTTCTAGATCTATTGTTTGTTCAAGGCTGATTCTAACTTTCATTAGTCAAAGTACCCTTCTGCCCATAATCCTTGCAAGAAACTAGATACTTCATCTAGACCTTTGGCAATACCTGAATTGTTTAATTGTTTGGAAGCAATATTTACACTAGCAATCATCATATTTAAATCAGATAGTTCATAGCCTAGCATTATTCTCCCCAATACTTTATAATTAGTTCAAGGGCGCAACAGATGTTGCAATCGCAGTCTCCACCATTCATGTTATCCATGAAGTCAAGGTGTGAGTAGTTATCTTCGTATATTTGTTCTACCAGTTTGGCTACCGTTTTATTATTTGTTTGGGTCATGCATATTCCTTTTCATAGGCGGGTAGTGAGGTTACTACTAATTCTAACATTTCGTCAGGGTGCCTGTCAAGTACCCAGTTAAGGGCTTCTCCAGCAGTCTTAAAGTCAGAGGCAGTAGTGCTAGTCCCATAACCTTGAATGGTTGCTTCCCAGCAGTCAACGCCACCAGGAGAACAGGAGTAGTTCATTTCATATATTGCAACTTGTTGGGTCATATATTAATTATCGCATGGTTTGGGGAAAATGTCAAGCCTTCGTAATCAAAAAAAGCAAGAAATGTCATGTGATATACATCACTAATCCCGAGCCAAATTTTTATGCATTGCGATGTATATTTATTAATTGCGATTCCAACGGGACTTGAACCCGCAACCTCTACCGTGACAGGGTAGCGATCTAACCAATTGATCTATGGAATCGTGAGGCAGTTTTAATTCATGCCTAGGAATTTTTTATTATGCGAGAGACATTACATTCTGCACAACTTTTAGCAAACGATTTTTCTCTGCGTTAATTGCAGGGTCAAATCCTGATGCTGATGCAAGAATGGATTCGTTAGAACCACCACGAGCAGAACGGTACCAATCAAGGCGCTCAGTTAGTGCATTGAACGCACCCCAAGCATTACCAGCAATCATGCCGTTAAATTCGCCTGTGTAAATATCGTTGATTGTATCAACTTTATTTTCCCATTTCTTGAAAGCACCCTTAGCGTCCTTTTCAGGCTTAGCGTATGCAGCAAGAATGATGTCGTTAAATTCCTTAGCAGAAACTTCCTTCTCAATCATAGCCTTAGCCATTTTATCGAATTCGTCCATGTAAGAATTAGCAAGACCTAAAGTCTCACGAGCAATTTGCACTTTACCATTAGCGGTTTGTGTGTGGCGAATCTTGAAAGATTGCTTGATGCCTTTATTCTTCTTACGACCAACTCCACCTAATGCAAGGTTAAGAGTATTAGCGCACACAACACGAACAGGTGTGATGCTTGCTTGAATCGCAATAGAACCGTCATGTGATGTGTTAATGAGCAAATAAGTTTTTACCTTATCCGCAACACCATTTGGGTCAAGAACTGTTTCACGCTCAAGAGCAAGAGCGCCAAATACTACACGCCCACCCTTGATTGAACCAGCAGTCTCCCAGCGTCCGCCACCGTCAAGAATGTTATCACCAAATGAAAATAAATCTTCATTCTGTAATACATGGTAGCGCTCACCAACAACACCTAAAATGTCTGTTTGTGTTTTGTCTGTTGGGTTAGTACGCAAAACATATTGGTATGCCTTGTCGCTTGTTAAGTGTGTTGGGGTTTCCAAATCTTCAAGACGAACATTCCAACCATTGAGATTTGCTGCTTCCAGCATTTCAACTGTTGTTTTTTCTTCTGTGAAGACGGTACCCAATCCATGCCATGCAGGCTCACGGAATGATGCAAAAGATGCAACTCCGTTTTGTGTTTCTAGGTCATGTGCCATGAGTTTCCTTCTTTCTGTTGTTGTTATTTTAAGTATAACAGGACGGGCTGACAAATGCAAATCGGGATAGTTAAACATGGGACAATTCGGACATTTCTTAAACGTGTCGTAAATCACACGGCGTGTCGCTTGACAAGATCAGAAAAATGGGCCGAGGAAATTTTTGGGGATTTTAAAGTGAGCAGTTTAAATTCTTGCTCAGGAATTAGTTTAGTAGCCCCCTACTAAATATCCACTCTATCAATTGAGGATGACAACCATGAAATATTTTCATCATTGTATTGCACTGTATCAAAATCAATATCATGAATTGCATTAGTTGCTGCTTCTTCATTACGTGCATTGACTGTCACTGAATAAAGAACTGTAACTTCAACTTCGAATTCTTTTGTTAATTCAAAGCCCATAATCTCAGCAATTTCTTCTGCTTGTGATTCTGTAATAGAACCGTCTTCAACTGCTTCTAAGGTCCATTCTTGCATGCCCTCAACCATACGGTTACGGTCTGCAGAATCAGCATATGAGCGCTGAGTTACTTTCTGAATGTGCTCTTCTAAACTGGTAATCCGCAACGTTGCTTTTGCTAGCGAATCACGAAGGAATTCCTGTGTTTCATTTTGTACTGTTATGATTGGTGCATATGTTTCTTGGTCCATGGGGGCCTCTTTCTGTTTGTTTGTTTATATTAATTGTACTCGTGGCCACTGACATTTGTCAAGGACCCTTGCGGGGAGCCTTTTTGGATCGTGCTCAGGATGTCTGCTTCTTTAGGCCTGCAGGAGCCTTGCTCTATAGTATTTCTATGATCGCCCTAATCAGCCTGGCGAATTGGAGTGGGGCTTTTACACCCCACCCAACCTCATTTAGAGATAACGAGCAACCGCTTGATAAGTTGATGTGGAAACTGTTTCCTCATCTGTCATCTTTAGCATACGAATAGCGTTAGAGATTTCCTCTTTCTGCTCACGATAACTGTGGAGATGGATTTGCTCAAAATCCTTTTCAGGTTCAGCAGGGAAGTTGCCTTCCTTTGTGATGATGTCAAAATCAACATTGAGAGTGTTGTTCCAAGAGCGATAGTTTGTGCGAAGGTTCTCAGCCTTTGAGAAGTTGGCAATAGCCCACTCACCAATTTGCTTTTTCCACGCTTCTCTTGCTTTTTCATACTTTGCTTCATTTGCTTCTTGTGATGTGTAGTCAAGTTCTAACTTGGCTAGTGTTTGTGTGAGTGCGTCAATAACTCGCTGTGTTGGTATCTTTACTGAGATTGCTTTTCCTCTTGCCATTTGTGTTTCTCTTTTCTGTTTGGGTTATTTATAGTATAGGGGGTGGGTCTGACATCTCCCCATAAGGGGGGAGAGTTCTTACTTACGACATTGGGCTAGATACTCTCCTAAACTGCCCCTGTTTCGTTATTTTATTTTACTTGGCTGTCCAAGTTGTGTAGCGAACTTTTCCATCTACATCTAACTTGATACGAACTGATTGTCCGTCTTTGTTAGGTGTGATTTCTTGGATTGTTCCTGTAACCTTTGACTTCTGTGAAGTGTAAAGGTCGCCTACCTTGTATGTGTTTGTATTTACTGACATTGTGTTTCCTTTTCTGTTAGGGGTTTGTTGCTTGTTATTTAAGTATAACATTTTTAGGTCAGAAATGTCAAATCCATTTCTAACATTTCTCACTATGTGAGATTACTTTGTTGTGCTTACCATAGCCAAACGGCGTGAGCCATTTGCTAGTTGTAATGAAACTCTAGTTAGTTTAGCATTTATAGGTGAGAACTTTACAATTCTGCCTGTAACGCCTGTCTTACTAGTAGTGAATAAATCACCTAGTTGATAAGTGTATCCGCCTAGTGTCATTGGGGTTTTCCTTTCGTTTGGGTTATAGTTTAATTCTACACTAAAAATGTCAAAAATACCAATTTGGGGGAGGTTTTTGGGTGTGTCCTTAATCACATCTTAACAGCGTGTCGTAACTTGACAAATCAAAAAAAATCCTCGGGGCCCCAATTGTGCGGGGGATCTAATTAAAAATTGAATAACAAATAATAAATGTTATTAGTATCCAGAACCATGCAGGCATGTTAACTCATTTCTTTGTTGCAGAAAAAACTATGTCTGCTTTAGAGTATACACACAATCCGCAAGAAACGCAAGCGCTTCCATTAGTTGAGATAAGCGGAATTGCTTTTAAGTTTTCAGGACACTTAGCGCCAGGCTTACCAATCATTTCTTTCATGTCTGCTTGACCAATAGCAAAATTCTTAGCAAGGTATGCAAGGCGTACACCAGAGTTTATTTTAAGGTCAACACCAATCTTTACATTCTCACTATCAGTGCTAAAGTAAAGAGACAGGTTGTCAATATCTTTAAGGATAAGAGCAGCAGACTTTACACGAGTGTATACCCAGAATTGAATATCAGTATTGTTAAGGATGACAGTCTTCCAGGCATTGGTATAGGTATCATTAAAGAAGTCACCGTCCCAGTGGATACGGAATAACTTAGGGGCGTCTTTCTTATTACAATCAGCAATAAACTCATCTATCATTGCAGATAACAGAGACACCATAGTGTCTTGATCAGCGTCTTTAAGTAAATCCCAATTGTGTAATAGGTTAGCCTTTACACCTTTGAAGAGTTTTTCGAGTTTTCCTGCATAGCATACACTTTCGCAGACGCTAGTGGCACCAGGACAGGAGAAAGCCTTGCCTGCAGGTAATCCAAAAGTGTTAGCGATAGAGGCTTGCTTTCCATTTTTTGTGACAAGGTTAGCCACCTTTCTATCATTAGATCGTTTTAATTTAAGTGTAAGTGTATTAGTAGTCAAGACCTAAACTCATTTCTAGAGCAATGTCTTCATTGGTAACGGAATTTGCTAATTCATTTAGCCAACAATGCTCACACATTGGCATAAACTCATCGCATTCATTTTCATTGCAATTAGGACACACTGTAGAATAGAATTCATCTAGCGCTTCATCATTTTCAAACTTCATAGGGGGTCTCCTTTGTTTTCTTTAAGTCTAGCATTTGGGACTGACATTTCTTTCTGTCATATTTTTTCTTTGAAGGGACAGCAGAGGCAGCATTAGAACGGCGAAGTTCCATTAGTCTGCGTAATTCCTCTGAAGTCTTTTTCATAACTTAATCCTATCAGACTTAGGAAAAAATGTCAACACAACGTAAAACGGACATTTGAGACAAATCGCCTCGGGCCCTTTTTACACTTCACGTTCTATAAAAACAAAAAGTTTTATTTGTGAATCAAAATTAAATTCAACTGTTTCAATTTCACCAAATTCATTTTGGCAATCAATAAAATATTTATCGCCTGTTGCATCTGAAGTAATAGTTTTAACTTCAACGATGCCATCTTCAACCGCAATTAAATCATTAATCATTAATTGGTCTGGTTTTAGATCATCAGCGTGTATTAATTCCATAGCATTTATTGTAGCAGGCATTTTATTCCTCATCTTGATATTCATCTACTGGGTCAATGAACCATGATAGGTGGTGTTGTTCAATTACTGCCCATGCAGGTGCGTGGCTCATGCCCTTATAGAATACGCCTTCAGGCATAGCAATATATCTATCAAAGTCCTCATCATAGGCTGCATCTATTGCTTCAATGCATGGCTTAACCATGATTAGTGGTACGGGTGGATAGTGATTACCCTGTAAGTGATATGCTAATTGTTTTTCTAAATCTAACTCTGACTCTGCAAGTCCAATCGCTGTTACGCTTCCCATTATTTAAATACTACCTTTCGTCCTTCACGATAAAATAACTTAGTATGCATTTTGCCACTAGGTTCAGAAAGATTAACTGTAGCATATTCATCAGCAAATCCCCAATCCTCAAAACTGTTAAAAGTATTAACTGCGGATAGTGCGTCTGAGTAACGCCCTGTCCAATGT